CCTCGGACTGGGCGATCTTGTCACGCACCGCCTGCAGCTCGGTGTCCAACCGCTCACGCTCGCGCTTGGCTGCCTCTGCCGCTGCGCTGTCACCCTCTGCTGCTCCCGCACCGCCCTGCCCGGCGCAGAATGTGAACTCAGGATCCGGCTGTGGAGATGGAGCTGGATTGGATTGCTGGGCATCATGCTTGCCCACCAGCGAGAACAGATCCGCGTACTCGTCCTTGATACGCTGGATGTCGCCCTCGAACTTGGCATTTCGTTCCGCGATCCTGGCGTAGATCGCGTCGGCGGACTCGCCGACACCTTCGGCAATCGATTTCGAAACTTGTCGATATCCATCGCCAATCTGCTTGCCGATGCCAGGGATGTAGTCGTAGAGACCAGCGATCGAGTCGATGAATGACGAGACGCGCCTTTTCAAGAAATCGAACAGCTCGACGAACGCCACCCTCACAAAGTCTGGGATGTTCTCGAGTGCCTGTTTGACGCGCTCGAACGCGACGGTCAGTCCAGACGCCAGTGCAATCCCGAACTTCTCGACCTCCTCGAACTCTTCCCGCAGATAGCTGCCGATCTCCCAGCCTGCGATGGCCGCGCCGACGACAGGCAAGGCGGCCTGCAGCGACAGGAGAGCACTGCGCGCCCTAAGCGTAGCCGTTGCAAATGCGTACATTCTCTTGGCAGCGGCAGCCAAGACGCCGCCAAGCGCAATGATCTGGCCGCGAAGTGCGACCAGAGACAGGCCTGCAGCCACCTTGACCGCCAGGGCAATCTCGTCGCGGAAATCGATGATGAACTGAACAGAATACCGAATTGCCGTCCCGATGCCGACGATGGTGTCGGAGATCGCCCTGGCGATCTGATCCAGTTGCCCGGAATCCCGAAGCTCTGCGAACAGCTTGTTGATTGCCGTCCCGATGCCGACGATGGTGTCGGAGATCGCCCTGGCGATCTGATCCAGTTGCCCGGAATCCCGAAGCTCTGCGAACAGCTTGTTGACCTCGGCGGCCGTGTCGCGGATGAAGTCGTTCAGGCCTGAATCGCCGACCTGCTTCTGGAACCTCCCCCAGTTGTCGGTTATCAGGTCAAGCTGTCCACCCAGCGTGCCTAGCTGCTTTTCGCTGGCGCCAGCGGCAAACTTGTCGATCTCCCGCAGCAGTAGAGCGATGCTTTCCCGGCCAAGATCCCCTTTCTTCGACAGCTCCTGCAGTTCGACAGCAGACTTACCTGTGGCTTCAGAGAGCAAGTCCCACACCGGCACGCCACGCTCCAGAAGCTGCAGCGCTTCCTCTCCCTGCAGCTTCTGCTTGGCCCAGGCCTGCCCCACTGCCAGGATGATGCCCTCCAGCGTCTCTTGGCTGCCGCCAAGCAAGGAGGCCTGGTTTGTCAGCGCCCGCAGTGATCCGTTGGTAGGATCAAGGCCAAACGCCTTCAGCTTGACGAATGCCTCGGCCACCTGGCTGGTCTGGAACGGCACGCCCTCTGCAAAACGATCAACCCACGCGATGGCCTCATCACCGGCCTCGATGGAGCCTAGCAGGCCGGAGAACTGGGCCCGCAGGGTTTCAAATTCCCGGCCAGACTGCACCAGGCCGGTGATCTGTGACCTCAATGCCCCGAATACTGGTACAATTGCAGCCTGAAACGCGACGAATGCGCCGGCGGTTATCCTGACTTCGTTTCTGAACTTGTTGAGTTGTACAGAAATCGAATCCAGCCCTTGGCGCGTCTTGCTAAAACCGGACGCTGTCGCGTCGGTCGCCGAGATCCGAATATCAACGTCTTTGCGGGAGGCCATCGATGGGAACCTTTGCTGCTCTGGTGCGGAAAACCGCACTGCTGTGCTTTGTGCTCGGAATCTTCATGCTCATGGGCATGGATGACATGGTCGAGATGATTTGGGGGCTGTTCACCAGATTCGAGGGGGTGCCTGACATGAGCTGGGCCGGCTATCGAATGATCGTCTGGTCGATCTTCGCCGGTGTTGCCGGACTGATCCTGACTGGTGTGGCAATGGCTATCGGCTCGCCCGGTCCAAGGAGTCAAGGACAGCCTTGAATCCCTTCTGGTCTGACTGTGCTGCCCGCATCAGCAGCATCATGGTGCGGTCCCGATCTGCCTCCTGCCTTGCGATGGCAGACAGGTAACCGTTCATCTGCGCGAGGGTGTACTGCATCACCTCGCTGCGCACATGCCCGTTGCTGATAAGCTTTTGGGTGCCGTCGAACCAGACAGAACGCCCGTCATCGTTGAGATGGCGAACTGAACGGTTGGCGCCAGCCTCCGGGTAAAAAAATCGGCATTTACCTGCACCACCGCAGTGGCCAGTTGCACGAACTCGTCCATGGCGAGCGACTGGACCACGTTGACAGGCATTCCGGTGGCGACAGACACCGCAGAAATCAGATCGTCCCCATGGTCAGCCAGCAATTCCATGATCCCCTCGGCACCGCTGAGCTTGTCCAGATCCTGCAGGATGCCTCGGGATGCCCGAGCGAAGGCCGGGACTTGCCCGACCTTCAGCGGCTGGACACTGACCTGCTCGCCCGCGACGGTGACCGTCACGGACTGCACTTCAATCGCTGGCTCGATCATACCGGGCGCCCGTCAATGTAGATCGCCGCCGTGGTGGCAGTGGACAGGAACTCGAGCTCGAACTGCATCGACAGCCACTCATCTCCGATAAACGGCAGGGAGCCGGACGGACGCAGCGTGACCTTGGGCGAGTACAGATCCCGGTTGGTACCCTTGGGGTTGTCCGCGATGTACCGCAGCGCGACCGTCTTGGAACCGAGGGCTCCGGTTGCGATCTGTTCGCGGCTTTGTGCCACCGGCGTATAGTCCACATGGATAACCTGGGTCGTACTGGGAGCGATCGCACCGCTAGACAAGATTGTGATACGCCCGAGAGTGGTGTCTACCGTGTAGTCGGTGTTGGCCACATAGGTGGTGGTCCCAGCAACATCTGTCACGACTACCGCCCCAACGCCACGGACGCCTGCCGGGTTTCCGGATGTCGTCCCGAGCTGGTAGGTGAGCCCTTTCTTGACGGTAATGGCCTCGTTGGTCACTGGAGTTGTGGTCTGAGATATCGTCGAGATATCACCAACGATGAAGAGCGCCAGGTTCTTCGCGCTGATGTCGTCCACGGTGATGGTGCCGGAACGGGTAACCTGAGTGGTCACCTCCTCGTCCTTCTCCCGGATGCCGCCTGTGGAGGAGTAGTGTTCAAGCGACTCGGACTCTACCGAGACCTCAAGCCCCGGGCAGTTTCCAAAGTGGAATTCGCCAGTCTTGGCGCCGTTGGTATCCAATTCGTCGATGTATACTTTGCCCTTGCCGAGCACGTAGTTGGCCATTTGGTTTGCACCTCTTTGCTGTCGGCGCAGACGCGCCAGGATGGAAAATCAGTCGATTGAATAGGGGTCGGAAACCCCTTCGTAGTAGGAAATTTCCAGCGTGAACGACACGCCGCCCCATAGCCCGCCAGGCTCCGGGGTTGTGACCTCTCGGCCACGGTAGACCACGCGCGTGGCCAGGTTGTCCAATGTCGGCATGCCTGCACCGATCGCCTGCTTGATGTCGCCAACAAGCTCGTGGATGGCGTCCAGCGGGGCGTCCGGGTCCGGCTTGGTGTAGCCCTCGATGAGCACTGTCAGCACCACTTCCCTGGCATCGCGCCCGAGCTCGCGGCTCACGGTTTCCTCGCCCTCGAAAATCGAGATGAAGGGATGCGGGGCGCTCTGGTCCTGCGAGCGCTTGCCGAGGTAGACCCGGATCCCGGCATCGGTCTGGTATCCATTGGCCGGCAGAACAGTCTGCATGTCGGCCTGGATCGCCTTGAGAATCGTCAGCGCCTTTGTGTCCACTGCCTCAAACCTCTTTCAAGTGCGCCTTCAACCTTTCTATCGACCACTTCTGCCAGGTGTGGTGTGATGTCATCCTTGATCTGGCCAAGAACCTGATGGGTTGAGGGGCCATGGAATACCTCATATTTGCCACCCCGCTTGCCCTTGTTGTACTTGTACCTCTTCCACGCGATGCCGATGGAATCCGAGTCCCTTAGTTTCATGTAAAAAGCGCCAGGAAACGGCTTTCTAACACCGCCTGCCTGCTTGCTTTTCACAATCACAGAAATCGGGGTGCGCGCCCTCTTCGACTTGCCTTTCTTGCGGTATTTCGAGTTGTCGTAGCCAACCCTGAACCTCGATGCCGCAGAAGGGGAAGGCATAGGCTCGAATCGGCTCAGAAGAGTTGCACGGTAATTTCCACGGAGGATGAAAAAATTCAGGTGTTTCCTTGGGGGAATGATCGTCAGGTACTTGTTGATGTAGCTAGACTGCAGATTCACTCGCTTTTTGATCTCTTCTCGAGCGAGCTTACGGCATGCGCCAGTCGAACTTGAGAGCCCTCTAAACAGGGCTGTCTCCGTCACCTTGTCAAGATCACCAATGTCCTTGGACAAGCGAACGAGATCCTTTACGTCGATCTTGAGAAACTCTTTACTGCTCATGGACTATGGAATCCACCAGGAAGGCATCGCTCTGAATGATCTGATCGACCACATAACTGCCGCGGTCGATCTCGATGCGGTCACCGACCCGGATCGGATCGCCGCTACTGCGCCGGATCGAGAAGATGGTCTGCAGCTCGTTCAGGGACAGTTCGTAATTCTGAAAGCGCTCTGAGTTCTGGCCCTCGACGACCACCTGGACGAGAGACGCCCCGTTCAGGATTCCCCGCTCGCCGAACACGCCAAACAGCGTCGCGTCCATGTTGCGGATGATGTCATCGAAGGCCATCACTCACCTCACGCTACGGTGCCGGGACCGACGTTCAGCTTGACTGCAATGCTGGTGACCCCGTTTCCGGCTGCCTCCATCGCGATGCAGCAGCCGCTCACATCACCCGTCGCCGGGGTTGCCTCGCTGTCGTCAAAAGCTCCAGCGCTGACGTCCCAGATCACCTTCTCGCCTTGGGCGATGACGGCACCGGCAACCTTGGGCAAGGTGAACACCTTCTCGATCGCAATAGCCCCCGTGGCGCCGTTGGCAATGTCGGTCATGGCGACGCCCATGATGTTTCTGATCACCACGACATCGCCGGAGGAAATTGCAGAACCGGAATTGGTGTAATCCAGGGTTTCCCCTGCGTAGACGTAATTCGTAGCCATTTTCTCTTCTCCAAAAATACATGGTTGAGGGCCTGGAAAACTGCCAGACCCTATTCAATCGTCAGGATCAGGACCCGCCGCCGTTCTTCCAGCCGCCCTTGTAGTCCATGGCGGCAACGCCGTAATCCAAACGGACTTTCCACTTCACGCCATCGATGTCGAATCCCTCGTGGGTGTCCAGGTAGGGCTCAGACACACCATCCAGGAAGGCGACTTCGATCAAGGCAAGATCCGAAGGATTGGCGATCAGGTACCAGTCGTTGGTAGACGCTTCGTCAAGATATGGGCTGGAAACCACCTCTGCTGCACCTGCCACCGGGTTCGGAACCTTGCTGTTGGTTTTGCTCGGATCGGTCTCGGACCGCATCAACTGAGATGCCGTGCTCTGCAGCGCTACCGGAACCAACAGGATGGCCGGCTGAATGTCGAGGTAGTCATGCCCGTTCAGATCCTTGTGCATGCGCATGGCTGAACGGCCTTCATCCACGCTGGCAGCAGTGATCACCGATCCAGCCCCAGACGCAAGGTTCTTGTGCTGCGAGCTGAACAGCGCATATCCATCAGCCATCGTTGGGTTGCTGGTAATCGTCTTGAACACGTCCGCATTGACAGTCCGAGATGCCGCACGGCCCAACATTTCAGCCAGCATCAAGAAGCCACCGAGGTCATCATTGATGATCATCTGCCGAGTCAGGCTGAGCGCGCGGCCCTTGGTCTGAGCTTTGATCTTCTCGGACTCTTCTCCGAAGGTGCCGTACTTGTATTCGCCGCCTTCAGGAATCACTTCCAGGTTGTTGAAGGAGCCCATGCGAATGCGTGTTACCTCCTTGAAGTCGGAAACACTGCTGCGACGCGCGACCTTGTCCCAGTTGAAAGTGTGCTTTGCGTAGGCGGCCAGCAAAGTCTTGCTGCCGACATTCTCCAGCAGCTTCGGGAAATCGCTGGAGCTGTGGGACAGAGCGGCTTGGACGATCTTGCCCTTGTTCATCCAGCCGGGATCGAACTGATGGGCAACCAAACAAGCTTTCGCCATGTCGAAAAGCGTGGCGCTGAAAAACTCTCGCCCCACGCTTTCTTCAGACTTGAAGCCTGCCTTGCGGTCAAGAGCCGCGGCCATGGCCTTGAACTTGGCCTTCGCTCCTGTTGCCTCCACATGCACAGCCCCTCCATGCGGGGCATGGCCCTTGCCGAGATCCTGCAGCAGCCTGGCACGCGCGTCGTCAACCGTCACCTTGCTGTCCAGCAGGCACTTGTTCAGCAGTTCGCCGTGTGCCTGAGCAAAGTCTCCGAAAGCGGCTACGATTGCGTTCTTGCGAGACTCTTCAGCGGCCATCGCAGCCTTCACTGCCTCGGCCTTTGCGTTTTCGATATCCACCTGGCTGGTGGCCTGATTCGCGTTAGGCATAATGCCCTCCTGTTTGCGAGTAAAGTCGGCCACTGCCGACAGGGTTGGAAAATCTGATGTGATCTTGTTGATGCAGGCGGCCATATCGACAGATCCTTCCAGGACGTCGGCAAAGCCCTTTTCAACCGCCTCTTCGCCGGTAAGCCACGTCTCTTCGTCCATGAGCAGGATGATCTCCTCTTCGCCGAGGCCGGTTTTACTGGTGTAGGCCGAAACCATTGCCGTTCGGATCTTGTCGAGCAGATCCGCGTTATCGCGGAGCTCCTTGGCGTCACCAATTGCTAAGGTCCAGGGGTTGTGCACCATCATTAGAGAGTTTGCCGGCGCAACAACAATGTCTCCAGCCATCGCAATGACCGATGCCATGGACGCTGCCAGGCCGTCCACGTACACCGTCACCTGCGCCTCGTGCTGCTTGATCAGGTTGTAGATCGCCATACCATCGAAAACTGAGCCCCCTGGGCTGTTGATCCGGAGATCAATGTTTCTGACGGTACCCAGCCCCTTTAGATCTGCAGCGAACTGCTTCGCGCTGATTCCCCAAGCGCCGATCTCGTCGTAAATCATGATTTCTGCGTTGCCAGCGCCCTTTTGGGCCATGGCATACCAGGTCTTATTCGGCATTTTCGTCTCCCTCAGAATTGGAAAGGCCCGCATTTGCGGGCCCTCCGGTTTCGGTGATGTTCAGTCGCCTTGAATCGATTTCTTCCTGCCACTTCTCCCACTGATCGAGGACGTCAGTTGGGTCGTCACCGCGCTGCCGGATTATTTTCTGGGGCGAAGTGATCTTCAGAGACAGCAGCTTTTCAAAGCCGTTCGCTTCCTTCTGCGGATCTATCCAAGGCATCGATGGAGTGCGGAAATCGGCATCGAATATCGTGTCCATGTCGATCCCAGGAGGAGGCTGAACAATGCCTGAAGCCATTGCCATCCTGACGAAGCGCCTCCAGACAGGCTCCACGAACATCTGAATGAACTCGTCCGAAAGAACGGCGTAATTGACCCACTGCTCAACCAGTTCCTGCCGCTGGGCACTATATGTGCCGTCGTAATTCTTGCTTATGCTGCTGTAGCCTGACGATGTGCCAGAGGCGATCGCTCTGAGCATCGCATTTCGAAACGGTTCCAGAAGGATGGAGGGTCGATTGCTCTGAATCGTGCCAACATCCTCGCCAGGGAGCAGATTGTCCCAGATCATTCCGGCTGAAAATTCGAATATTCGCTCTCCGTTTGCCCCCTCTTCAGTGGAGACAAAGCTGTCTGGCGAACCCTTGCGGATATAGGCTGCCATCGATGCGCCGATCTTTGCCGCTATCCGCTCGCTTTCCTCATAATCCTTGAGGTCGTTCAGCCTGTTCATGACTGAAGCGAAAACAGAAACGCCTCTGGCCTGCCTTAGTCGATCGCACATTTTGACGTGATTCACGATCGAGGCATTCACCCGACGCACCGCCAGCGAGTTCTTGTACATCACGTCGCCAGGATGCTCATCGTAAAGGTGATAGTAGCGAACGCTCCCCCATGCGGTGCGCTCAACCCCTTGAGTGATTCGCTCCTCGGGCCTGTTGATGTCGGCAATATGGTCTGCTTCCAGAAGCTCCAGCGAGAAAGGAACCTTGGTCTTGTGGTCCAGGGTCGGCGTCACTCCTTCGATGGCCTTCGAAAGCACCTCACCATCACGGAACCATGCTCTAGCCACCATCCGCTGTGCCTTGGCCCAACTCATTTCGTGGGTTGTTTCCGGGAACTTTGACCACTGCTTGAAATACCAGGACAGTTCCTCAGCGAAATCCTTGTTGATCTCACCAGAACGGTTGCATGGCTGCGGTTCAATGCCTATGCCCCGCGGGCCGACCACACAATTAACCAGCGTATTCAAAACACCGCGCGCCAGATCGTGATTCTGCTCGAGATACCTGGCCTGGCCACGGAGGCTTTCTCCGGCCTCCTTAACAAGCGCGTCACCGCTTCGGTTGTCGGTGACTCCTCGCCGCGTCCGAGACTTCTTGGCCGCCTCATAGGCCGCCAGTATTTGCCGCGCGTTTGCCCGTTTCAGTGCCCAACTCGGAGACACGATTCGCGCGATGGCATCGATCGGATTCATACGATTTTCGCCAACGAATATCCACGACCACGGTTCTTTATGGTCGCGATCTCGCGCGCCGCCTCTTTCAGTCCTCGCTGGACCCACTGAAGATCGGCGCGCGTGAGAAGGCGGTCACCGAAGCGCACCTGCTGACCTTCCAATATCGCGGACTCCGCATTCAGGTATCGCTGATACCTGGCTTCTGCATCTTTCAGTATCATGGTCACCAACTCTCCAGGTTCATACCCTTTTGGGGTCCGTTCTTGTGATTTCGTTCCGGCAATTTGGCGGGTTTCTTGACTGGCATGGCTGCCAGTGCGGACAATTTCGCGCCCATGTGCTGCTGCAGGATCCGGATGGCCGCCAGGTTGTACACCGCCAGGTCGAAAGGTTCCTGCCGCCCCTTGGCCACCCACTTGATGACGCGCCGGCCTTTCTCGAATGTGGTCACTCGACGCTCGTTGGTCAGGTGCGTGAAGTAGGTCTGGTCGAACTGCTCGCTGACCGGGAAATGCACGTAACCATCCCCTGGATCTGCAATCTGAAGCCGCGCCGTGACGATCTCCTTGGCAGAATCGACTCCGAGCATGGTCAGGTAAACGCCCTTGCGATTCTTGTGGCGCGGAAACTCTGCAATTGGCCGACCGGATACAGCATGCCCCTTTATCGGGATAAACCGGTGAACCCCGTGTTTTCTTGAAAACGCATAAACCTCGTCGGTGAAATGGCCGCCTGAATCGATGCAAACCAACCTGACATTCAGTAGAACTCCAGATGGGGTGCAAAAGTTTCCGTTCATCTTCTGCGCCAAAGCGTCCCAGACGTCTGGCTTCGAAAGATCACCGTAGATTCGTGCGTAACTTACCTTCCAGTTCTGCTCGCCAGGGCCCCATGCTTCGACCTGGATCTCGAGGCGGTCATCCTGCACGTCCACCGCGGCAGTCAGGATGCAATCGTCGACCGGGATCTCGGCCTTGTAGTGCTCGCGCCGCGCCAGAATGGAATCGGGATCAATGCTCTCTCCCGCGCTGTCCTCCCAGGTTTCACCAAGGGTGGTATTGATAAAGGATTTGAGCTTTCCAACATCACCAGAGGTCTTTAACCAGTCCTTGACGATCTGCTGCCATGTCGTGAAAGGCGAGTACGCGGTCCAGATGTGGAATGCAAGTGAATCAGGTGCATCACGCCGCAGATCGGAAGCATCGAAGTAGGCCAGACCGTCCTTGGTCCATGTACCAGTCTTTTCACATACCCAACGCCCAGACAACTGCTGCTCAAGCATATCCTGCTGGCCGCAGAGCGCCGCGCAGTGCTCGCAGGCATAGGCCACTGTCGACGGATCGTTCTCAAGCCACTTGAACCCGAACTCCGCCCCTTTCCCTCCCCACTTGAGGTAGGTCTCATGCCCACAGTGAGGACATGGCAGGTGGAAGCGGAAAAAGCACTCTGCCGTCGATGCCGCCCTGGTGATCATGCAGGTGCCGGCTATCTTCGGAGTTGATCCCCTCACAGACTTGGGGAAAACAGACCCCTCGATCCGCTTGTCGCCGAGGGTCAGCGGGTCGCCTTCCTTCTCGATGTCGTGGTCGAAGCCTGCCAGCTCGTCGTAGTAGACGACATCGACGGACTTTTCCCGGTAGTTCCGCGCCGCGGTGCCGCCCAGCACCCAGAGCTGCTTGCCGTTGCTGAAACGCTTGGCTTCCAGCGTGTTGTCCCGGTGCTTCTTCCCGATCCATGGGGACAGAGCTTTGACGACAGGAACGTCCCTGATCATCGTCTCGATGTGGGCCTTCATGAAACCGGCTGCTTGGGTGTCCCCTGGCTGGTACAGGATCTGATTACGCGCCTTGTGCTCGGTGAAGTAGCCCACCGCAGCCCGGATCATCTGCGAGTAACCGACCCGGGCCGACTTCAGGAAGTTGACCTCGCGGATATCTTCATGCCCGATGGCATTCAGCGGGGCAACCTGAAACGGTAGCGTCTCCCACCGGCCCTCGAGGTAGCTCGACTCGCTGGACAGGTAGAAATTCTCGTTTGCCCACTCGACCAGGCTGAGCGGTTCCGGCCTGCAAAGCGGCTGCCAGCACCGTCGAACAGCCGCCCTTACCCGCTCAGCTTGCTTCCATGCTGGCGATGTACTCATCGAGGACGGGTTCAATGCTCTCTCCACTTGCGGCAATGGCGTTCATGGCTTTCACCGTCTGCCGCTTGATTGACTCGATGACCTGGGTGTCCAGCTCCGGGTGCTTGCGCTTCACGGTCAGCGGCAGGCTGTCGAGGATGCCAGCCGCCTCGGATGCCGCTCTCGAGATCACCTTCTCGATCAGGTCGATAGGAGCCACTTCGGCCCTGGCGATCTGATTCTTGATCTCCATGTTGTCGGCCTGGGCCCGGGTAAGCCGTAGGCGCTCAAAGTCGAGAGTGCCGGGCTCCAAGTCTGTTTCAACTTGCGGCAGTGCCGACTGGTTAACTCCACAGGCGTAGCTGCGCAGATGGCGTATGTACCTGATCCGGTTTTCCGTGAGCGTGACACGCTGATCCAGTATGCCGTCGGCAATGAGGCGCTGGACCTGTCTCACGCTCAGGTCAATCTCATCGGCGATCTGCGGTTGAGTGCATTTCCTGCTCATTTCAGCGACAACGACAAGGCTTCCTGGCTGTCCCTTATACCCATCTCCCAGCCCACAAGACACCTGAGCACCTCTCAGCCCGC